ATCACGTAAGCGCATAAGACCACGGTGACGTAGTTCATGTGCCCATACCGTATTAGACCCTTGGAACTCACCTGTTGTGTATACATCTCCAGGCTTACCACGCTCAAGGCCACGCTCTTCACGCCACTGGTTTAACCGTGGGTTGTCCTCAATAGCAAATACCCCAGCAGCATTAAGAGGTGTAGGAAGGATACGTGCTCCTTCGCCTTCACCTTCCATCGCTCCATACCCTAGGCGAACCAGTGGGTCAGAGAAACCTTTAGTCTCTAGGTCTTGACGAAACTCCATGTCACCAAATGCTTCTTGCATCTCACGGTCACGGCGCTTCTGTTCAGCAGCTTGCTCACGGGATTCTGGACGAGGAGAGGTTCTTGGTGCTGTTTCAGCCATTAACTTTGTCCCTCAGAAGCTTTAGTTTACGTAATGTACGGATGTCACCTTGGCAACGGAACATCTCTTCTTGTGTACTTGCTTGCTCTAGTGAGCGACGAGCACTCTCTATGCGTTCATCCAGTTCTTGGAGGAAGTCATCATAGAGGTGCTTGTCATTAACGAAGGGCTTCAGGTTCATACTGGTGTCTCTCCGCCTTCTCCTGTGTTAGCAGAAAAACCAGGGGCACCTGGGCCAGGAGCTTGTCCTGTACCAATGGTACCACCACCAGCACCTGTTGGGTCTACCCCTCCAGGAGCACCACCAGGCCTAGCAGGTTGTTGCTGAGGCTGAGGGTTCTGTGCTTGCATAGCCTTGAGAATCTCAGCTTGGACAGCCGCACGTTGCATAGAGTTAGTAACCTTATCGGGGTCAAGGTCAAGGCTCTTAGCGATCTCACGGATGATATAGTCAAGCTTAGCGAATGGAGCAAGAGCAGGGTTCTGAACCATACCGAGCAACTGCATGAGGCGTTGACTACGTACTTCGTTAGCCATAAGTGATTCTGTACCAGCGGCCTTAACTTCAAGGTCACCACGAATCTCAGGGTCGAAGTCAAACTGCATGTTGAATGAGAACAGAGCTTTGCCCAGTGGGCCTAGCAGGTAGTCATCAAAGTTCTTTACGACAGAACGAATGCCACCAGAGGCAGCAGACATAAGCATAGAGATACCAGAGGCTGTTCGACCTACACCACTAACACCAGTCTGCCCGTGGGCAAACGAGGGGAAGCCTGTGGACTCATCGGATAGTTGACGAGCCTTGTCAAACATCTGCATGTTCTCGTTGGATACGTTAGGGAACTTAGTGCCAAAGATAGCCTGACCTGGAGCACCACCTTGGCGCTTGAATACTTTACCAGGATAAATCTTAAGGTCTTGTCCTGGGGTTAGGTTATTCTCATCGACTTCGAATACAAGGTTACCTGAGAGTGCAGCATTGTCTACTGCCATACGCATGAAACCGTTCATCAATGTTTGTGTGTCATCCATGTTCTCAGCAATACCGATACCGAACATGCTATAAGGGTTAAGCTCATATGGGACAACATAGTAGGGGATAACGACAGGAGTGAATGGGTTGATAACCAAACGGAGTACACGACCGTGGCATACCCAGATGTTTACACTTACTGCATCTTCATCAGCCATCTCTGCTGGAATATCTACATCGTAGTTCTCCAGGGTTTCCATGTCAACGTTACCCCAGAACTCAAGGACATCCCAGCGTTCTGTGGCTACTTCCTGGGCATCGTCCTCCATGACCTGCTCCCAGTCTTCCTTGATGTAGTTAGGTCCATATTCCATAGCGAGGTCAACCTCGTGGTCACGGAAGTAAGGACGCTTCTTCAAGGCACGGAGTTGTGTCTTAGACATCTTGTGACGCTCAATGGCGAACTCGGAGTCCTCCATGTTAGTAGCGTCTGGGTCACCATAGAAGTTCCAGATAGATACGTTGGATACCTGTGGTACTGTCTTGATCAGAGGCTCATAGTCCCCGCCTTCATTCCAGTTAGGATACTCTTTGTTTACTGTGAACGGTCCCTTCATGACACCAGTACCGAACAGAGCACACTCAAAGGCTACAGCACGGAGGTGCTTCTTAGCCCGAGACTCTTCCAGTTGGTCATGAATCTTCTTCTCCATCTTCTTAGCTGCAATCTCAGCAGGATGGAAGTTAACCTGAGTAGGACCAGTACCTGGACCAGCCTTAAGCTTCTCCATTACAGGTTCTAGCTCTTTCTCTAGGCCACCTAGGCGTCGTGCCCAATCGGTTGTAGTCTCACCTGGACGTAGAGAGGTATCGCCCTCAGTAGCCTTAGAGAGGTTGTCATCAGTCTCGAAGTGTACTGTTTCCTCTACACCGTCAGGTAGAGTAGTTGGGTTGATGCTCAGTGGGAAACGAGAAGAACCCAGAAGCACATCAGTGATCTGGTCATAAGCAGCATTGACTTTAGTCTTGGTAACCTTGACGAATATCTTAGACTTCTCTGTGTCTGTGAACTGTACGTCAGGCCCGTAGATACCACGGTAGTTACGATAGGCACGTAGCCAGCGGGTCTCCTCTGTCTCACGAGCAGTAGAGGACTTATTGAACAGAGACATAACGTAGGCAGCTACATTACCAGCAGCAGGGTCTGTGTTAGTGTCATCATCAGTGTCCTCAAGGGCACTCATGTTCATCTCGTCCATGCTTTTTTCGAATTCTTCGTCTTCCATAAGAAGTCCTTATATGTCAGTACCCGAAGGTAGAGTCTGCTGGTTCTGGTACACTAGATGTACCTGTGTCGCTATCGAAGGTTCCACTGCTTGGTCGAGTCATAACACCATAGCGTAGTGCATCGTAGAGGTGGTCTTCTGAGTTGGTGTCTACGTCTTCTGGGTTTCTTTTATCAAGTGGGATAGTAGGTAGTTGTTCGATAGTCTTCTTACACGTATCGAAGAATACCATTCGTGGTTGTTGGGTATCTGCGTCCACTTGTAGGCGTCTGTGTACTTCGTTCTTTCCTGAGACACGGGAACCCTTGCTTCTATCTGCAGGACGCCAGCGGCATCCCTTGGCAATCATACGCTCTGCAATACTAGGGCCACTATCACCACGTTTGTGCCACAGTGAGGAGTCTAGTACTCCATAACGAATCTTCTCGCCCCACTCAGCTTCCTTTACCATGTCAGCTAGGTCTTCAGCCAGTACCTTAGAGACATACATCTCTCGGTACACTACCAAGGACTCATAAGCTGGGTCAACAGCAAACCAGAGTACGCCAGTGTAGGAACTATAGCCGTAGTCACAAGCTCTGAACTTCATCCAGTTGTCTGGGATGTCGTATGGCTCTACTACGTGTACCTTACGGTTAAACTCAGGGAATGCTGCACCTTCAGCAATGTCCCAGTCACCCTCTAGTAGCTGTCGGCGCTGATGCTCGGGGAGAGACAGCAAGTTAGCTTCGTACATACCGTCTTCAGCTAGGTATGGGTTATCAAACAGGTTAGCGGGGATAAACTTCCGCTTCAACATAGGTTCACCAACAAGATCGTTGGCTACAGCGAACTTAGAGGACTTAGGCCACACCATGACCTCACCAGTCTCTACATCAACCGCATCGAAAGCCACGTTAGGCTTAGACGGGTCAACAAACATCTTCTTTACCCAGGCATGTCCTGGTCCACCAGGGTTAGACGTAGCTCGTTGCTGTAACGGGAGGCTAGTACCACTAGCTGTACGTAGGCGTGAGCGCATGTAGTCCCAAGCGTAGGGTGAAGGCCATTGAGTAAGCTCGTCAAAACCAATCCAGTTAAATGCTTGCCCTTGGTAACGAGTAACGTCGTCATCTCGGTCCAGGTAGGACATCCAGAGGGTAGCACCACTAGGGGTAACCCATGTTTTGTCTCTTTCAAGGAACTTAGCTCCTGGTATAGCCTTAGGGTACAGTTGTTTGGAGACTGCGATCAGTTCTCTTAGCTCTTCAGTCGATCTACGTACCAGAAGCATGTTAGCTTTAGGGTTATTCAGGTAACGAACAGGGTCAGCTACCATTGCGTAGCTCTTACCACCACCCGCAGCACCACCGTAGAGTACTTCTTGCTCTGAGGAAGCTAGGAACGCAGACTGTGGGCCTGGAGTAGCCTCAAAGATAATCTCTCGGGCTTTCTCAACGTCAAAGTCAGGTGCCTTGACTGTAGCTGGTACTGTCTTCTGGCTCTCTTCGACGACCGAGGGCTGACTCTTCGATTTTACGGGCTTTCTCCGCTGCTTCTTGGTAGCGTTTGGCGAG